AATATGCTCAGATTTAGTCTCTGTATTAGGGTTTTGTACATCAGCCAAAGCTTCAGCATCAGACATATACTCTTGACCCGTAACTGTATTTGTTAAAGTAACCTCTGTTTTAGGTGTAATTATAGGCACTCTTTTGCCATCAATTACTTCATACCTAACAGAAGCTTCTGTTTCGATAAAAGGCATTATCTATCCTCCCTGTTAATTTCTAGTATAGATGCAATAACATCTACATTACCACTGGTTGCTTGTACCTTTAATATCTCACTTTCTAACATAATCAAGGGCTCACTTAATACTTGCTCCTTTTGACCCGATGTTAAAGTAACATCATTATCTACTACAAAAGCTGTGCCTGCTGCATTAGTTAATGTTACTTTAACAACTGCTGATCCAGCTGCATCTTCTACAACTAAAAGAGATTTAACAATAGCTCTTGAGTTAGATGGTACAGTATACAAAGTTGTAACGTCTGTGGTTGTTAAACTTACTTTATCGTTTTTATATATATTTGCCACTATCCTAATCCTAACCAAGTAAATCGTTCTTGGTCTTCTTTTTGTTGTGTTAAGTATGTAGAGTTTAACTGTTCTATAATTGTAGTTAATGCTCTGTTAATTTGTCTTTGGTTATCTTCACTATATTCTTTTTTAGGTTCTGGTAATCTTACCACTACTTTTGTCATTATCCTCTCCTTCCATCAGGTTGTAAATCTACTTGAAATGTACCAAATCTCCACGATTCACCTACACCAGTATTTTCTATTTTTATATTTGCATATCTTCCTCTAGCCCTAGTATCAACTTTAGTTGTGCTAGAAGTAATTGTAAAAGGACTCAATGAAGTCTGTGTATCACTATCAGATGGAAAATCTTTTATAGCTAATGTAATTTGATTGTTGCCAGTCAATACTTTAAAGTTTGGTAAGAATCTACGCATAGCTAAAAATACTTCTGCTTGATCTTTTTGTAGAGAAAAACTAAATGATTTTATAAAAGATGTTAAAGCAGTAACACTACCATCTGGATTGACTTGATCTGTTCCTATTTCGTGTTCAAAAAATACAGTTTGACCTAAACCTGTCTCACCGATAATTTGTGGAAATGTACCTGTATTAGCACTATTATAAGCTGTAGCGTATGGTTTAGGATATACTAAAGAATCAATCCACGCTGTTCTAATAGAATTTGTATTTGTTCCTGTATACCAATTACCCATAGGTAGTCGTGCATTATCTTGACCATAATTATAAACTACATACCTGTCATTAAAATCTGCATTTTGAGTTGGATACCACCAAATCACTTCTGTAAATAGATTATTAATACCTGCATTTATTTGTTGACCTTTTGTAGTATTACAATCATCATAAACATAATCCTCAACAGAACAAGGTAGTGTATTAACTGTACCATCAAAAGAGAAAAATCCATTATTACCCATCCAGTATGCAACACCATCGATTTCAATTGCTGCGTTTTTACCAATCAATCCACAGTTTGTACCAACTTGTTCAAAACCAAATGTAAATGGAGCTCCAACAAATTTCATTGTGTACAATGCATTATCAGTCCAGATTAGAATATTTTCTTTCGCAACTAAACCACCTACAATTTTTGTGCCATCTTGTAGTCTTTGTGTACCTGCAGTGTTAGTTGCTTGTGGTGTATACTTATTTATATTCTCATCTTCAGAAAATCTTATAAACATATTATCTTGTGTATCAGGACTTCCAATGGTTGTTTCTGTTCCAAGATGAATTAAGTGTCTTGTTGTTGGTGATATCAATGTAACTCTAGTGGCTGTAGGGTTACCACTATCTGTAGCTGCATCTATTCTTGTTTCAAACCCTGAAGTTACCATAGAAGCCCTTGTTGTAAGTCTTGCTGTAATACCAGCATTCCAAGTAAATGTTTTACCATTTGCAATAGTTGCAACTAATACTTCACCAAAATTACTTAATGACCAAAGTCCTGGTTCTAGTACGACTGATGATGCTTCAACTGCGCTACCAAATCCAGAAAAATTTGTAGCATTTGTAACTGTTGCACCACCACTATGAGCTTGTCCATTTGATGTACCAAATGTTGCTGTGCCTAATGCTCCTCTGGTAATACCTGTTATGTCAGATCCTGATATACCTGTGTATGTTATTAATTCATCACCAACAGCTATTGTGCCTGTTGTTGGAAAACCAGTTGTTGATGTTAAAGTTATTGCTGTCCCCGATCCACCTGTACCAGCTGTATCCGCGAGCAACGCTCCGTTAAGAGTTGTTGTCAAAGCACCAGTAATTGTACCACCATAGTTTCCAATACCAAAACCATAACCATAAGTTTGTGCTGCAGGACCTACAGGTTGATAAACTTTAACAGTCATACTACCACCTGTTGATATGACTGCAGATGCTTGATTTAAAGAATTAATTGTAAATGTTGTAGGAGTTGGAACAGTTAATACTTGAAATAATTTATTTTCAAAGTCACTTGCATTTAATCCTGTACCACTTGGCAGAGTAACTGATGATAGTTCTATAATATCTCCTACAGATAGATCGTGATCTGTGCTTGTTGTAATTGTACAGGTTTTAACTGATGTACTATTTGTGGCTAATGTTGAACTAGTAAAACTATCTACAACTCCTGCATTGTTACATCTAAAAGGAGTGATATCAAAAAGTTGACCTTCAAAATATAACAATAAAAATTTATCAGTGCCAAGTGCAACGTATCTATTACCCTCAGTATCTACAAAAGCGTGTTGTTTTCTAGCAACCCCAACAATAGAATCAGATAATAATGATTGCCAACCACCTACTTTTTCAGGTAATCCATATCTAAATCTTACATTATCAGAATCAACCCAACGACCCTCTGCTCCTACAGCAGTGTCTTGTTTGTCAATACCAGGAGCAAACTTAATTTTCGTAAGCATCCTTTACTCCTATGATGTACTATTAGTTTTTATTTGCCAACCTTTTGTAGCAGTCGTAAAGATTAGTGTTACACATTGATTATTTGCAGTTAAATCTAAATCAGATGTACCACCTTGAATATTTGATCCGTTTCTTGCAACCACACATTTATTAGTTCCAAAACCATTAGATGCAGATACATCCATAATTGTTACTTCATCACCTTGTGCAGGTGATGCTGGAAGTGTAATTGTTACAATATTAGCAACAGTATCAACACCAATTTGATCTCCAGCAACTGCTGTGTATGTTGTTTTGCTAGCTGCAGTTACTTCTGTAAATCCTTTTTCCATCATAGCTAAAGTTGTGGCTGGAACACTACCTCTAGAATAAACTAAAACTTTTGCACCCTCTGGTAGAGGCACTTGTGTAGATGCACTTTGACCTGTTGTAAGTAAAGTTACTGTATAACTATCACCAGCTCCACCTCTAGTAGTTCCATCTTCTACAAAAAATACTCTGTTAGCATTACCACCAGATGTAGTTGCAGGCATTGTTAAACTTGCATTACCAGATAAAGTTCCCGTAACTTTAATATAAAGATTTTTACCATTCGCAGTTGCATCTCCATCGGCCAAACTTAAGTCTACGTTACCAGAACTTAAAGTTACCTCTACATAACCTGATGCTGCTGTTTGTAATAATTGTAAATTAGTATTTGTTATTGCTCCCCATAGACCTGCTTTTTCGCCGGTTGCTACAAGTTCTAATGATAAATCTGATGAAAATGTTGATGCCATATTAATAAGGTTTTATTGGTGTCCAAACCATTGTTGCTCCTGGTACTATATCGTTCCACGTAATAACTCCTGGTTCTACTGTGTCTAATGTTAACTGAGAACCTGTAGGACTTACTCCTGCGTCAGCTGTAATTGTAACATTTCCTGTAGCCAAGGTCAAGTCAACACCTGAAGGTAAAACAGTAACATCTGTGCTTATGCTAACATTACCTATGTTTAAAGTTACTTGAGATCCAGTAAGTGTATGATTAGCATCAGCTGTAATACTTAAAGTTCCAAGACCTAATGTAAGTCTATTTGGATCAGCTTCTTCTGTAACTGCATCTGCAATAACTCCAGCACTTCCA